AAGCACCCTGCAATTCGTTCACCATCCTGAAAGGGAACCCAGATAACATCTCGGCCCTTTCCTCATCCGTCTTAGACGGGAAGAGGTATTTCAGTGCTTCAATGCTATCAACACCTAATTCCTGGAGATTTCGCACCACGATGGAGTTGTTAAGGATGTCTTGTGTAGAGTCCTCATAAACAGGGCCCATCCAACGCCATAACACTGTTACGTCACCGTCAGGAATAAGGCCAATAACTTTGGGTGGGATCTGTTGTGTTTCCACACAAGCCATCATAAGTTTTTTTAACATCTCATTGTGTTGCTTCATCGCATCTTCATAGGCAGCCTCTTCTTCTGGGCTAGCTCCTGGTGCCAAGTCCACAGGCTTCTCGAGGCCAGCCGCCATGGCAAGCGTTGTTTTAAACAACTGCTCTTCTTGGTAAATAATTAACTCAAGGCAACGAGAAAGACCGTGCGTATAAATTGCATTTGCTTTCTTTTTTGATGTTGCGGCAACTCGACCGAACAGTGATTTGTACTCTGTTGCAGTAACGCCTGCGGAAATTGAAAGTTCGTCAACGCCACCTAGGGCTGTACGAATCTCTTCCCGGTACTGGCGAGCAAACGCATTCTGGTCACCAGTGATGGCATCAGGGACGATGTACCCAACTCGGTCGTTTGGTTCCAGGTTTGCAATAACACGTGGAACTCGAATTTGACCGTCTATACCACGGCTGACTGGATCAGCTTTAAAGGTAGACCGACTTAATGCTGCAGGACTCGTGAAGCCAGAGTTGGCGGCAATTGATGGGCGCTGAACAACAGAATCTCCACCTGCTTCCATCAGGTCTGTCTTAGGACGAGAAGAAAGAAGTGTGGGGTTACCAAAGAACGTGATGTTTTTGCGCATGGTGCGCATCAACTCATCATGTGTACAGATATGGTTTGCTACTGCGTCAAACTCACCGGAGCCCTCATTGGAGAAGCCTTGAGTATTGTTAATGATCTCTACGCAAGGGATAAAGCCAAGGCTATTCTTAAGCTGCTTGGTGCTCCCGGTTAAAGCGTAGGTGGGCATATCGAAAGTCATCTCCGAATCGGAGTGAGTCTCTTCAATTTCCTTGGCTTTAATAGACAGACGGATGTAACGCTTGGCACCAGGATTGTAAGTGCTTTGCGTTCCTGTGAGATTTGTTGTATTGAGTTGGTCTCCAAAGCCGTTTCCTTTACGTACCTTGTAGCTGTAGATGATTACAACCTCATCCAGCTCGCCATCAACGTTGTAATAGGCACGATATTCGTGCTCACGAAAATAATAAAGTCTGTAGTTTTGTTTGGTTGGACGGATGTAAAAAAGACCTTTGCCATCACACAGGAAATATTCCCAGATTGAATCAAGGCGCGTATCTAGCTTGTTGTATTTCAGTACACGGTCTAGGAAGTCTTTGCGCTGTGCGCCAAAGTTATCCTGAGAGGGGAAGAACTCAACTCCTTGGCGAATGCCAAAAAGTTTCATCTGAGCAATATGGGCTGCGACGATACTCGTGTCAACTACAACGTTACTATCTTTGTTGAGATAGGCGTCAATAATTTCTTGAAGTCGTGCCTTAGCGTCAGCCACTATTGCTCCTCTGTTTTATCAATACTAACAGTAAATCAGGAAAGTGTTTTGCCCTGGAATCCAGCGGGCGGAACCATCTGGCCAAGTTGTGGACCAGCGTAAAAACCTGCGTTTCCCATAGAAGTTCCAGCGGCTCCGGGAACAAACGCACCTTGAACGCCTCGGCCCATGATTTCGCGAAAACGCTGAAGGCCACGTTGTTCTTCAATCGGACCAAGGATGCGATTTAATTTCTCCAGGCCCATATGATGCTGGAAATCTGCCTGGGACATAGGAAGACGAGGGTCTTGTCCAACAGGAATGCCGCCGGCCATTAAATTACCTGGGGCACCAGGTACATTGCTTTCCCCTGCGTAATACATCTAAAGTCTCTCTTTGTTTCTATTTTACTCTTCTATTACTTCGTAACCAGCAGAGTCGTTAACTTTGGTGAGGCAAATGCCAGTACCTCGCACATCCCAGTTAAGAACGTCGCCTTCTTGCCAGCCTAGCTCTTCGATTATTTCATCAGGTAGCGTAATGTATGGATCGCCGTTTTCGTCCTCCTGGACCTCAAGGATGTAACTCATTTAGACAAGAGCTTTTCCATTAGCTTATCAAGCTTATTATTGATTTCGCGAAAATTATCATGCATTTCTTTTATCTCCCTAAGAAAGTCAACCTTTAATACGTATTCCATTGGCATTCGATTGATTTGGTCTTCCAAGACATCAATCCTGCGTTTCTGGGCGTCAGCATAATTCATGGCATGCTGAAGACGTTCTTGCTGTCTGTCTAATATTCTATTTGCGGTCCAAGAACCGCCTGTGATTGCTGATATCACTGCAGTGATCGCAATCGCCACATACTCCGGACCCACGGGTAAAAATTCTTTTTTTCAATTCTACAATTTAATAATCCAGTTGAAGTTTGCCTTTGCGCATTAGACCATTGATTAACCACACGAGTGCATCAACACAGTCGTCGTGGCTGCTAACGCCAAAGTTCGTCATTTCTTCAAACATTGCAGTGAAATTTCTGTAACGATTGAAGATGACTTTACGATCCTCAAACAAACCCATGCAACCACGGAAACGTGCCAATTTATCTGCCCGGAAACCTTTAACAGCATGCCAGTTAAGGTTGTAAAGATTCTCCCCGTTCAAGCAAACACGTTTGAAGTCGGCCTCCAGAGATGCCTGGTACTGTACAGCTTCTGAGTAAATATCACACGTTGAGAAAGTTGGGAAATAGTTACCGTTTTGGTCGCAGCCCAAAACAGACCAATCATTAAGAAGTTCTTTAAGGGCGTCTAGTTTCTCTAGGTTACCCATCACACGAATACGTCTGTAATCAATGATGTGGATGCAATCGCCAATGCGTCCACCCAACACCATTACCGTGTAATCATTCTTCTCTTTGGTGCCAGCAGATAGATCAACTCCTACGGCGAGACAATCAAACTCCGTTGCAATTTCAGCTTTTACAATCAGCTCTGGTGCCAGGGAGAGTTCGTTTTGTCGAACCACCTGATTCATGTACTGAAACGAGAATGCGATTGGTGCCTGTCGTTTCTTTTCCTTCAGGTAATCCAATGACCACATATCTGGCCAATACGAAATCTCATCCCCTGTTTTGGGATCTGTCAAGATTGCTGATAGCACAATCTGCATCCAGTTGTTTTGAGGGTTGAATGTAGTTGAATGAATGTCATCATGTCGGAAACGTGTACCAAGGCAGATAGCACGTGCCCCTTCAAACATGGTTGGCGCGATCACAGCGTTCCAGTTATCCTGCATCTGTTTACGGATGTCAGGGTTGGAAATGTCCGCAGCAGATTTAATGGCGTCATCAATGATGACCAGATGTGAACGTTTAGAGGTAACTGAGCCCTTAAGACCAGCAGCGCATAGTGTGAATTGCTCTTCACCAGTGGTGTCAATGCCTGCAAACTTATGGTCGATAGACCAGTACTCATTACTGGTTACGTTTTTCAGAAGACGAACCTTTGGAAAAACTTCTTGGTATCGTTTGCTCTCAATGATGCGTTTAATGGTTGCAGACTTTGAACGTGCAATATCAACCGTATACGACAAGTAAAGAATCTGCAGTGGCATCTTGGCCATGGTGTGAACACCAATTGCCCATGCCGTAAACAAACCTAAGACTGTGGACTTGGCAGAACCACGAGGCGCAAGTAGGTCTACGTTTGGACCAGCAATTTTGGTAAGGCAGCTACTGTCTTCGTTGGTAACAAAGTGCCTATGCCATTCTTTGTGATGTTCCGCCGGTGGCTTATCTGCTACATAATCGCAAAAGAAACCAAAATCATCCCTTGCTTGTTGCAAGGTTTCAAGATTTCGAGGAACACGAATTTGTTGCCTGCGGGCAGCAGCTTGTGCGTTACGTCGATATGCAAGATGCTGATATGCAGGCACGATCAGTATTACTCAGTGTATTACTGAATGCTACCTCATTATTTGTCGTTACTGTTTTTGTTTTGCGCTTTGTATTTACGAGCTTTATCCAATGCTGCCTTGCGTTTCTCCTTGTCGGACATTTCGCTTCCGTCCTCGTTCTTCGCTTCCTTTTTCTTTAGGTGTCCCAGGAGCTGAAGAGGTTGCTTGTCCTTGCTCATTTTGTTTTTTCTGGGTTAATGCATTCATCACCTCTTGGCCTTGAGAAACTTTTTGTGCCAAGGGTGTGGGCCGCCGTACACCAGCATATGCCTCGCGATTTTTTTGAAGTTGACGAGCAACATCAAATAATCGACCGGCAATATTTTCACCGTATTCTGGTGGCTGCGGCGGTGGCTTTTGCATTGCGTTATTCTAAAACGTTTACTCTTCCATTTGCATATGAGACCATACACTCATTGAGGCTTCTTCCAAGGGGATCTCAATGGGGTCATCCTTGAAGATGGTCAGTAACTCACGTATGGCACGGTCAGCACCTGCCATTAACAAGCCCTTGCGGTCCCTGCTGGCGGTGAACAGGCTCATTTGCGCGATGGTGCCACGTAGTTCTTTTTGCATTCCTGCAATTCTCGCGACACCAGCATCGCGTTTAACAATACCGTTATCTACATCATCCCGTAATTTTCTAATGTCTTCCTGCATCTCATCAATTTCACGCAACAAAACCTTCCTGTGATCAGGCTTTGGATAGTTTTGTTGGACCCAGAGGTCACAGCCGATTATGCTGCCGTCATACCGCAAAAAACGTGCGTACAGGTAACATTCAATGATCGAGTAGTTTTCTGCACAGAATGTCCTAAAAGCTTGTTCAGTAGGCGAGTCTAAATTATCGACCCACTGATCAAAGATATCAATATCGATATGCTCTTTGGGATTGGTTGTAGTCCCGTTCCTCGTCAGTTTGGGAGAAACGCTGGGCTTGCTCTGCAGAAGTTCTTTGCTCTTCACCTGTTTTTCCAATGGATGCACGCTCTTGCTCACCTGCTTCCTTCATTTTTTCCTTGGAAGATCCAACGGAAACATCCTGGAAGATTTTGACAGCAGACGCAGCTTTACGGGCTTTGTCCTCGTCAAATAATAGATCATACGGATCCGGGTTCTCCGGATTTTCCCAGTAAAAACCTTCTTCGTTCATGATGCAGTTCCTTGTTTACCTTCTTTACCGAAGGCATCTTCTTCCTGTTTTGAAGTAGCAGGTGAGTCTTCTTTCTGTAAGCGATCTTTGGCGTAGCGATAAGCTACATCGGCAGCCTGCCGGTAACGCTTGAGGTCAAAACTCTCGTCAGTTCTTGAGTCAACTTCAGGCATTACCAGCAAGCATTAGATAGATCAGAAATTGCCCATCATGCTGGCGAGACCGCCGGCCATGGTGTCGCGTTGACGTGCACGGTTGCCTTGGGCAGCTTGACGCATTTTGGAAGCTTCAAGACGACCAACAAGGGTTTCAAAGTCGGCAAGCTCGTTGGCAGACATGCCGCCACCGGTGGCAAGACCGGCTTGTGCATCAACCATTTGCTGAGCTTCCAGGGGGGACACGCCCTCCGCGATGAGCTGAGCATAGGTTTTCGTGGTACGAGTAGCTGCACCCGGCCGTAAAGAGTAAACCATTTGTTTTTAAAAAACTCTACTGTTTAATTTTAGTATGTTTTACTTAAAAGTTGAACATACTAGTAATGTTGCTCATCATTCGAGAACCACGTTCTAGCTGAGAAATCTCCTTGTAACCGGAGTTAACAATTTTTTGCAGGTCTAGCTTACCTTTGATTTCCGTTTGCGCCAGAGGAATCCGATTATCTACTTCGTACTTTAAGCGTTCGGTCTGCCCATCGTTCTCAAGCTTTCTGATTCGCTCTTGAATTTGTAAATTTGCAGCTTCTCTAGCTGTTTCAAGATCAGCAAAGGTAATAAATTCTTCCCCTGCTCTTGAGGGCGGAGTATAAACACCATCGACAAATGCGCCTGTTTTATTTAAGGCTTCATTTACGCGGTTAGTAATTTCTTGTTCGCGTTGTTGTGCAGCGGCGGCGGCTGCTGCATTTACAGCACTTTTAACAGCAGTCCTGCTGCTAGGCGCTAATACTACGTCTTGATTTTTTGCTTTATTTGAAATATTGGAAACAGAGACGCCCGTCTTGGCTGCAATTTTTTGAAGCTCTGCAGCATTAAGTTTGCCACCAATGTTAAAGGTTTGGCCGGCAACTTTAATTGTATTGTTCGGTTTAGCTGGTGCCATGATCTTATTTCAGTGTGTTTAGTTAGCCAATCATTGTGTTAATCATAGCCTGTACCTGCCCTGGGTTATGTCGTACCATGCCCCTAAGCAAATTACCCTGTGCGTCACGTGGCATATTTCCGTACTGCGATTCCCATGCAATATCTGCCTCCGATTTAATCTTGGCCTGACCTTCTGGAGACGAGGCAATCCGTTGGTTGATAAAAGCTTCAAACGCTCCAGGATCTTTAATTCCTTTCGCTTTTGCCAGGCTAGATGTCAAATCCCATTCCGCTGCAGACATTTGACGTCCCAAGAGATCTTGGAATGCTGAAGCGCCAAGATTTGCATACCTGCTGTAGTCAACGTTTTTAGAGCTTAACTGCCCAATTAACTTATCTGGGCGCCAGTTGGTATATCCTCGTTGTCCAGCTAAATAACCAATCGCATCACTGGGGCTGGTCTCAAAAAGAGTACGAGCTGTCTTTTTGATTTGTTTTTGTTCGTCTTTTGAAAGCCTACCTGCGGCAGCGGGATACTGTTCAAAAATACTATTAGTAGTGTGGTGACCTTCGCTTGGGGCGACACCTACGAATTGAGTCATATTTGGAACCTTGCGTTATATTAATTTTACAATAAAAGCGTCAAGAACCAAACAACCTAGTTGCCATGGCTGTTGAGTAGGGATTAAATCCGTATTTACCAGCAAGCGAAAAAGCTCTTCCGTATTCTTGTGCTTTATTTTGTTGGTAAAGAGGACTTTGCATAAAGCCCATTCCTTCCCGAAGAGCTTCCATTTGTTTGGCTTTATCACGTTCCATCATGAACAAGTTTGTGCCAAAGTCACGAACCTTGGCTTCCTCAGCAGCGTTAATTGCGTCTCTACCAGAAGCACGGGCTTGTGACGCGCCAAAGATAGACGCTCCTGCTTGAAGAGCCCCTGAAGCCAATCCTAAGGGTCCAAGTGCTGCCATCCCTCCTGCGGCTGCCGCACCACCCCCTCCAGAAAGCAAAGGCATTGCCATTGCGGCTGAGAAAGGAAGCATGTTTATTACCTATGTTTCTTTTATTTTACCCGACAAAACCGTAATAGTTTCGGGGGGTATAGGGTGCGTTACCTGTTTGCATCGAACGAGCCGCGATTTCAACTTGTTGCGGCAGGTATTCATTTCGTGCACGAGCTGCGGCGCCGAACGCAGCAGGTACATCTTTTAGAAATGAACCAATAACTTGGTTGCGAATACCCATTTCGTTTGCTTCTTTTGCAGCTTCTTTTTGAAGAGCAAACATTTCACGGGCAAAATCACGATTCTCTTGCCTATTTTGCTGGGCAAAAACGTTTTGCATGCCAGCAAAAGCAGCAAGGCCTTTATAGTCTTCCGGTAAATTAGCAGGGATACTACTAAAAACAGAGCCAAGCTGGCCCATGAACCCTCCAGCAAGCGGCATTGTTTGCGCCCCTGCAGCGTATCCTAAACCGCTTGTATCGCCCCAAGTATATGCCATGATTTATCAACCAAAACGAATTTGAGGAGCTTGCATAACAGAGTTAGCATACGGGTTGCTTTGCAGGTAACTTTGTGCCAGGTTGAACGTACCAGCCTGCTGACCTTGGGCCAGGGCGCCAGCAGTTGCGACAACACCCTGCTGCATATAAGCTTGGCTCTGTGTATTTAACAGTGCTTGTTGACGCGTTAGGTCCGCATTCTTCATTTGATTTAGAAGCGGAATATTGCGCTGAAGGTCAAGGTAAGCTTGGTTAGAAGCATTACTACTTAAATCACGCATTGCACTGGTATACACACCCATGTTGTCACGGTATTGTGTAGTACCAAGTTCAGCAAGTTGTTTATTGATTGCCATCTGGGTGCTGAACTCACCCTCTTTGCCCTTGGTGGGATCACCTGTTACTTTTTGCCGAACAGATTCAGCAGTGGATGCAGCAGCGCCAGGGAGGATAGCGCCTAGTCCCATAAGACCAACGCCGACTGCAGTGCCGATGGGACCTTTACCAAGTAAGGCAGCACCTGCAGCAGACAGGCCCGCTGGAGCAAGCGCAGCTAATGCGCCAGTGGGGCGACCAGCTCCTAGCTCTTCCATGGCAACGCCGGCCGCTGGGAGTGCGCCAGCAAGAGCAATGCCTGCACGAGTGTATCCACCTAGTTGTGGATAATTAGCTAAAAAATTTTGTGCACCTTGCTTGCCTTGACGCAAGCGATCTTTTACACCTTGCTTAAGTTCTTCAGGTGAAACAGGTGCCCCACCAGGAGTTGGCACGCCGACTCCGAACATACTGTTTCTTGCAGTAATGCGATCAATAGGGGTTGACGGCCCCATCATTCCTTCCGTCGGGAACGCGTAATTAACGGCCATGCCTTAGTTATGACTCTCTATAGAATAAATTCTATCACTGCATTCCTTGTGTGTATTCTGCAGTGGTTGGCAATTGAGGTCGATTGCCGGCAGCAATTACTTCGTTAATAACATTTCCGGTTAGGGCGCCACCAAGGGATCCTGCCAAAGCGGAAGCTACTGTTTTTCTTGTCCTTCCTTTTGGTCCACCTATGCGGGCCCCGGCAGCCATGCCTGCAATACCGCCTACTGCCGCCGTGACTGATGGGATAGTGATTGGGAAGCCAAGGAGGCGTGCTTCTGGATAACCCTGTAAGTTCTCAGGAGTTGCTTTAAGTACGCCAAGTACACCGGGATCTTGGTAATAAGATCTCATGTAATTGCCATAGCGTTCTGGAGTAAGGCTGGGAATTTCTGCCTTGGCCGTTTCATACTTCAATGGGCCGCCAGAGCGTCCCAAGAATAAACGCTCAAATAACTCAAGTCCTGGCTGGCTAGATTCTCTGCGATCTTCCGAACCTTCTTCTGCATATCGTTGAGCAAAACCCTCTGGCCTGAACTGCTGACCAATATTGGTGATGTCATAAGAACCAGTTAAAGCAGCAGAAGGTACAAGGGCAGCAGCGAGAGCAAGTCCTGTTTTAACCGGGCCAAGTTCTCTTGCTGCTTCTTTACCTAACGTTGCTCTTGCTACTTGTTGCTTAACTGCTTCAGGATGGTTGTAACGCCACCAAAGCATCCTGGTTCCATCATTTGTTACATCGGCAAGCATTCGAGCCGAGTAAGCACCTACAAATTCTTGAGGTGTTTGCCTGAGAGTTACTCCCTCTTGTGCCAGGCGTTTTTTAAAAGTTGGTGAACCAACCGACAGGTTGTAACTGTCTGACTCTCTCATCAGCCTTTCGGCTGTCTGATAACCTTGCTTTAATTTATTCATGCGATTGGACCTCGCGCTTGCTGAAGTAACAGTTGATCTTGTGGCGATAAGTACTGAGACCAGTTGCTTCGTTGATTAAGTAAATCTTGAAAGTGTTCAGGGGACGGTAACCCTGTCATTTGAAATTGCGTGCCAGGGGAAACAAGTTGATCCTGAAGATTATTGATGGCGGCGCGTTGTGTTGTTTGTTGCTCTTGCAACATTGTTGGTGAGGTTGCTTGCTGGTCACCGTAAAGAATTTTTCCCGCCACCATGGTGGACCCAAGCTGTGCACCAACGTTTGTAGCGAGCTCTAAGCCGCCCCTAGCAGCCTCTGGTTTGAGCCCAAGCACAGGTTTAGTAATCCTGGAGCCAAGGCCACGTGCAGCTAGGGTAGCTGGTATTGACAGCGCAAGATCACTAAGGCCATAGACGGCTGCTGCTTGAGGACTTTCAAGTAAACCAAAGCCAGCGGTAATTGCACTATTGGGTACCACGGACTTTGCAACACTTCCTGCATTGCGTCCAATAAAGTTTAGTAACCGCTGGAATGCCACTTATCTACCCTTTTGTTCTTATTATAAACCTAGGCTTTTTCTGGATTTTTAATAACTTCACCTTTTTTGTCAGTCGCTTCTTTGGTTAAAGCTTCTTTTTTCCCGGTTGTTTCTTTTGCTGGGGACTCGTTTTTATCACTGGATGGGTTAAGAAGCTGCGCTACTGACTTATTGCCGCTTGCTTCGTTCTCTGCTCGTTTCTCTGCCGCTGCCATCATGTAGCCCTTGGGATCGGGGTTACTCATGCGAGGCATCGGGTTAGATGCACGTTTCTCCGGTTTAACGGTAGGACTAATGCGATAAGCCTCTACCCATATAGGAGAAAAGCCTGGTTGGTCTTCTGGACGCAGGGCTGTCCTGGCACGACCTTCAGCAAAATCGTATCCTTCCTTACGAGTAAAGCGACCGATGTTGGCAAACACCTCATATTCTTCTGGTGTGTCTCCAACGAAATTCAGAGTTGGGTTGAGTTGTAATTTACGTGTTTGAATACGACGTAATAAATCTGACTCATCAAATCGGCTAGGTGTCCAGGGGGCAGTTCCGCTGGATGCCTTTGATTGGAACGAGTCATCAAAATTGACCTGACGTTTTTTGATAAACGGGTCTTTAGTGAAATCAATGTAACGGTCTAGAGCTAACCGATGATCTTTAGCCATTACTTCTTGTTTTTCTTTTGTTTTAATCCTACCAAGGTTTGACGAAGCCTCGCCTGTTTAACTGTTTTATCGTCGTACTCATCTGGGTTGGCAAGTACGTTTTCTTGAAGTTGTGCAGAGGTAATGCCTTTGCGTTTTGCTTTGGCAGTAAAAGCGCCTTCTTTGATGTCAGCACCTTGAATCCATTTTTTGTCTTTTTGTTTCTTGTCGGACATGATTAGTTTTTACGACTTCCGCGACGACGCCCTGCTTGAGCTTGT